TTAATGTTCCTGCTGGTTTTGATGTCACTATCGTTGGTTTGAATACAACTAATTATCAGATTTTTGGTACTGTTACAGGTGCAACTGCTCCTGCGTTTGCTGACCAATAACAGGAGAGCGTTATGGCTGATGCAGTCACATCAACAACAATTTCTGATGGTACTCATAAAGCTGTTATACAACTGACTAATCTTAGTGATGGCACTGGAGAAAGTGCAGTAACTAAAATAGACGTTAGTGCTCTAGCCGCTAGGGAAGATGGAACCGCTTGTAGTGGTGTGCTTATAGAAAAAGTAAGTCACTCTATTATTGGTTTTACTCAAGTACAGCTTCTATTCGATGCGACTACTGATACCATCGCGCTAGGTCTGGCACAGGACAGTAACGGTCATATGGACTTTAGTGAGTTTGGAGGATTACAAAATACGTCAGGCTCGGGTAAAACTGGGGATATTAATCTGACTACTATTGGAGCATCCTCTAACGACAGCTATGTTATCGTTTTAGAACTCATCAAGAAGTATGGCTAATGGCTACATCAGGCACACGAACGTTTACTTTAAATGCAGCAGATGCAATTGAAGAAGCCTACGAACTTGCTGGGTTAGAGTATCGGACAGGATATGACGGAGTAACTGCTCGGCGATCTATGAATATCATGTTCGCTGATTGGTCAAACCGTGGAGTCCAACTTTGGGAAGTAGAACAAGTCTCCCTTGATTTAGTTCAAGGGACGACTTCTTATTCTTTAAATGAGTTTGATATTGATATTTTAGATGCTGTTATTAGACGAACAGTAAATGGGATACAGACAGATTTCCAAATAGACCGAATTGAGAGGGGGGAGTATTTAGATATTCCTAACAAAAATACTCAAGCTAGAGTTACTCAATACTATTTAGAAAGAACGATAACTCCTAAGTTGTTTGTTTGGCCAGCTCCTGAAAACTCTACGGATAAGTTCGTTTCTTACAGGTGGAAAAGAATCCAGGATATTTCTGGATCTGTAGATGACGTTGATTTACCTAGTAGGTTTTTGCCTTGTTTAGTTACAGGACTGGCATTTAATTTAGCCTTGAAAAAGAACCCAGATAAAGCCATGTTGCTACAGCCGTTGTACGAGCAAAATTTAGTTAACGCTATACGATACGACACAAGTGATGCGTTTCAGTTGGTGCCGAAACGGACGTATGTCTAATGGCTTTCGCTCTAGGTAAACACTCTTACGGCGTTTGTGATCGTTGTGGGTTTAGAGCTAGATACTTAGACCTCCGTATGGAGTGGACAGGTTTTAAAGTTTGTCCAGAGTGTTTTGAACCAAAACATCCACAATTAGAGCCACCTAGACAAGGGACAGATCCTGAAGCATTAAGACAAGCGCGTCCTGAAGTTTCCTTACCTCAGTCTCAACTGGGGTTGGTTAGAACAACTGGGCCGAGCAATACTACTGACAGTGGAGTTAACGTCGGAGGACAACCTTTATCTGTGGTAGATCCTATAGGAACTAAATTCGAAGGAGTATCAGGTACAGGTGAGGTAGGAACAGTTACGGTGACAACATCATGAGTTTTACGTTAGCTACTTTAAAATCTACTGTCCAAGATTATTGCGAAACTTCTGAGACCACTTTCGTTGCAGACTTAGATACTTTTATAAAAGAGTCTGAAGAAAGGATTCTTAAGAATGTTGAGCTTCCTGTTTTTAGAAAAAACGTTACTGGTTCTGCAGCCAGCAGTAATACCTATCTAAGTACACCAACTGATTTTTTAGCCCCATATAGTTTGGCTGTAATTTCTAGCAGTGTTTACAGCTACCTTTTGTTCAAACACGTTAGTTTTATTAGAGACTTTACTCCTAATCCAGCGACCACAGGGACACCTAAGTATTACGCTCTTTTTGATGATAATACTTTTATGTTAGCCCCAACTCCTGATCAAAATTATTCTTTCGAGTTGCATTATAAATATCGACCAGCTTCATTAACTACTACTTCAGGAACAGATACTACATGGCTATCAAGTAATGCTCCTGATGCTTTGTTATATGGCACTTTAGTTGAAGCAGCTACGTTTCTAAAAATCCCTGAGGAAGTTGCTCAATATGAGCAGCGTTTTGTTCAAGCAATAAATAGTTTAAAAAATTTAGGGCAAGGATACGGCTCAAGAGATGAATATCGTTATGACATTGCTAAAGGATAACGAAGATGTTAGTTGAAGCTCCTAACATGGAAGTCGGTAATGTTTTAGTTACTACAACTAAAAATAAAGGTCACTCTATAGAATTTTGGGCTGACTCTGCTGCAAATAGGATTGTGAGTGTTGGAGGAAATTGTCATCCTTTAATCGCTCAACAAGCAGAAGCGTTCAAAGAGGATGTTAAAAAGGTTGTTGCTTTTTATTTAGCTGAAGCAGTAAAAAGTGATAGAACTACTCTAATTGCTAAATTAGAAAATCAAGGCCATCAAGATATGGCTGATATATTAAGGAGACTGTAATGGCTATTACAACAGCTATGTGCACTAGCTTTAAAAAAGAACTTTTAGAAGCTGTTCACAATTTTAAAAACACAGGCGGTAGTACGTTTAATCTTGCGCTGTACACAAGCTCAGCAGATTTGAGTGCGAGTACAACTGCGTATACTACCTCTAATGAAGTATCTGGTACTGGATATACTGCGAAAGGTGCATCTCTAACAAGAGTTGACCCTAGTACGTCTGGTACAACGGCGCTTACAGATTTTAGTGATCTTACTTTTAGCAGTAGCTCAATCACAGCACGTGGATGTCTGATATTCAATGACAGTGCTAGTGGCGATCCTGCTGTATGTGCTTTAGATTTCGGTGGTGATAAAACTTCTAGCTCTGGCGATTTTACTGTTCAGTTTCCTACGGCTGATGCGAGTAACGCAATTATCCGCATAGCTTAGAGATAATATGTGGCAAACGTTACTGGCTGGGGTAGAGGCACTTGGGGCGAAGATGCGTGGGGTGAGCCAGACCTTATTGAGGTCACAGGCGTTTCTGCCACGGGTGCGGTTGGGTCTGTTACAGTCTCGGCAGACGCTAACGCCACGGTTACAGGTGTTGCAGGAACGGGTGCGGTTGGGTCTGTCACAATCTCGACAGATGCTAATGTCTCTGTTACAGGTGTTGCAGGAACAGGGTCAGTCGGTTCGGTCACGGTTTCAGCGGATTCGAACGTCAGTGTCACAGGCGTTTCCGGCACGGGTAGTGTTGGTTCTGTCACAGCCAGTGGAACCGCAAACGTTTCTGTCACAGGAGTTTCAGGAACAGGCGCAGTCGGCTCCGTCACTATCGTCGAAGGTACGGGCGTCGATGTCTCGATTACGGGCGTCAGTGGGACAGGGGCTGTCGGAACGGTTACTGTATCCAGCGATGCGAATGTTAGCGTTACTGGCGTTTCTGGTACTGGATCGGTTGGAACGGTTACAGTCGCGCTGGGGATCGTCGCGTCTCCGAGCGGCGTCAGCGGAACAGGCGCGGTTGGTTCGGTTACTGTATCCGGTGATGCGGTTGCTACACCGTCTGGTGTTAGTAGCACAGGCGTGGTTGGTTCGGTTACTGTATCTGGCGATGCAGCTACCAGTGTTACAGGTGTTTCGGCAACAGGTGCTGTCGGAACGGTTACGGTCGCAGTGGGTATCGTTACGTCTCCAACTGGAGTCAGTGGGACAGGAGCTGTCGGAACGGTTACGGTCGTTGGCTCAGCATTCGTCACTCCAACAGGAGTCGAAGGAACAGCAGAAACACAACAAGTCACAGTTTGGGGAATAGTAGATGATTCTCAAACTCCAAACTGGAGTAATATAGATGATAGTCAGACACCAACATGGTCTGTCGTATCAGATAGTCAAACCCCAGATTGGGAAGAGGTAGCTTAATATGGCAACTTATGTAAACGATTTACGGCTCAAAGAAATAGCCACAGGGGATGAATCAGGCACGTGGGGTGCGAGCACAAATACTAACCTCGAATTAATTGCTGAGGCGTTTTCATTTGGCACGGAAGCGATCACAACGAATGCTGATACTCATACTACTACTATTGCCGATGGTAGTACTGACCCTGGCAGGAGTATATTTCTTAAATACACTGGGACTCTTGATAGCGCTTGTACCATCACTATAGGCCCAAATACCGTCAGTAAGCTCTGGCTTATACAAAATAGCACATCAGGGTCACAGAACATCATCATCAAGCAAGGTTCTGGCTCGACAATCACGATCCCCAACGGCCAGACTAAGGCGATTTATTCAGATGGGGCCGGATCAGGCGGCGCGATGGTCGATGCGTTTCAAGACCTGTCTATTCCTGACCTCTTTATTGACGATGACCTGACGTTTACTTCTGACAGTGCAGTCATCACTTTTGGCGCAGATGGCGATACGACGCTTACGCACACAGACGGATCTGGCTTGACGCTGAACTCTACTAACAAGCTGATGTTCAACGACGCGAGCCAGTTCATTCAAGGCTCGTCTGCCACCGTTTTGTCGCTAGGTGCGACGGACGAGATTGACCTGACTGCTACGGCGATGGACTTTAACGGCACCGTGGCTATCTCTGGCGACACAACAATAGAAGATGGCGCAGACCTTATTACGGCAACCGCAGGAACTTCTAACACCCGTATAGGTGTTAACACAGGTAACAGCATTCAATCTGGCGGCAACTATAACGTGCTGGTGGGCGATGAAGCGGGTACGGCGCTTACTACGGGTGATAGTAACACCGCAGTGGGCTTTGAGGCTTTGAAAACGGAAGATGCGAACGGTTTTAACACCGCGATTGGCTTTCAAGCCCTCAAAACATTAAATGCTGGAGCTGATTCTTATAACTCTGCGTTAGGCTATCTCACAGGTGACGCAGTTACCACGGGCGTGCAAAATACTTTGTTAGGCGCTTTGGCGGGAACGGCTCTTACTGATGCAGACTTCAATGTCGCAGTAGGCATGAGCAGCCTTGAAGCAGACACGCTAGGCAGCAAATCAACCGCTTTAGGCTTTCAGACTCTTAAGAATCAGAACTTCACAACGGCCACCGATTCTTTCAACGTCGCCGTGGGGCATCAAGCTGGGCTGTCAATCTCCACGGGATTTAACAACACTCTTATAGGTGGTAAGGCAGGAGATGCCATCACTTCGGGAGATAATAATGTTGCCGTTGGTGTCAATGCGCTTACAGCCGACACGTTAGGTGACAGGAACGTAGCGATTGGGGCAGCAGCATTAGCATCTCAAAACTTCACCACAAGCACTGATGTTTACAATGTTGGAGTTGGGTATCTTGCTGGCTATGCAGTCACCACGGGAGTTGCCAACAATATTATCGGTGGACTAGCTGGTGATGC